GTGATATTGAGGCTTACTACTATTGCGATGATTGGGCAAATGCTAAAATAAATGACAAACATGAGCGCATACCTGTTTTTGGTTCAAGTAAAGAAGGTTTAGAGGTTTATGTTATTAAGCCTTACAAAGCAGGGTTTCACTATTTCTCACCTGTTGAGTATCAAAGCGGTTTGGATTATGCATTTGTTGAGATTGAGTTGGCTAAATTCCACTTGAATAACATCTTTAACAAGTTCAGCGCGAATATGATAATCAACTTCAATAATGGAGTTCCTGAGGAAGATCAGCAACGAATTATTGAGGGTAAAATAAAAGATAAGTTTACCGGTACGGAAGGCGATAGTGTAATTGTTGCATTTAATGACAGCACCGAAACAGCTGCGTCAATCGAATCGGTTAATCTACCAGACGCTCATAATCAATATCAATTTATTTCAGAAGAAGCAAGCCGCAAAATTCTAATCAGCCACAGAGTAACATCAGGCTTGTTGTTTGGATTGCAGCAAAACGGTGGTTTAGGTTCAAATGCTGATGAAATTAAGATGGCTGCAACGTTATTTGATAATACTGTTATCAAGCCAATGCAGCGCGTAATAGTTGAAGCGGTTAATTCTATTCTATCATTCAACAATGTGAGCTTAAATGTATTTATGTTGACATCTCAGCCATTAGACTTCACAGAAATGGAAGTTGAAAGCGTGGACGATACAAAGCGGAGTTGAATTATATGCTATTTGTTGCTCGTCAGATAAAAACGACAAACTAGATCAATCAGCAGATGAATTGATTGCAATGGGTGAAGATTTAGGTTCAGGCTGGGAATTAGTCGAAGAAAGCGAAGTTGATTATTCAGAAGAAGGCCAAAGCCTATTATCTAAGGTTTGGAATTTTGTCAGCACGGGAACGGCTAGACCAAATGCAAAGAGCGAACAAGACGCAGTTATTGATGGTGTACAATACAAAACTAGATATGTCTACGCGCCACAAAATGTAAGTTCAGATAGTCGAGAGTTTTGCCGCAAAATGGTAGCCGCAAACAAGCTATATCGAAAAGAAGATATTATCTCAATGGACAATAAAGTGGTGAACGCTGGCTGGGGATTGAATGGCGCAGACACTTACAGTATTTGGAAATACAAAGGCGGTGGCGCTTGTCATCACAAGTGGATGAGGCGCATATATCGTAAGGTAGGTGAGAAAGGAAGCATTGATGTAAATAACCCAAATGCTCAAACAATAAGCACCAATAAAAGCGAGAAAGAAGGGTATCGTGTGCGCAACCCAAAAGAAGTTGCAATGATGCCAAAGGATATGCCAAACAAAGGTTTTGTAAATAAGTAAAGATGGCAAAAGCACTTTTAATAAAAATGGACGATGTGCTAAGATTTAGTAACATCAGCGGAAACTTAGACAGCGACAAGTTCGTGCAATACATTGCCATTGCGCAGGATATGCACATACAACGATTGCTCGGAACTGACCTGCTTGAAAAGATACAGGCCGACATTATTGATGGAACATTAGCAGGTAACTACCTAACACTAGTTAATGATTGGGTAAAGCAAGCCCTAGTTCATTGGGCATTGGTTGAATTTCTTCCAATGGGAGGCATCACGGTTGGTAATGGCGGCATCTATCGCCATCAGCCTGAGAATGCGACCAGCCTAAGCAAAGAAGAAGTTGACAGTTTAGTAAGCCAAGAGCGAGATTTTGCTGTGTATTATTCAAATCGCTTGGTTGATTACCTTTGCGCGAAATCATATCTATTTCCTGAATACACAAGTAACACCAACGAGGACGTAAATCCTTCAACCTCTAATAATTTTTGCGGATGGGTACTTTAAAGAGAGATAAATACAAGCCAAAAAAAACAAATGAAGTCAAGTTGAAGAAATTCATTAAGAAAATAAAGATAGTTAGTGATGGAGATAATTAACCAAGTAGCAGACATGATTACCGAATACGGCTTATTCACCGTATTAAGCGCAGTAGCATTAGGTTTAATGATTTGGAAAGGCAAAGAGATTGGAACTTTCATTATCACAACATTGCAAGCGAGTGCGTTAGTAAAGAAAAACGAAGAAACCATTGCGGAACTTCGCTCAGAAATTCAAGAGCTACGCGAAAAACTAGAAATGTATAATACAATTTTGACGGAGCAGACAGCAACGATTGCAAGATTAGAAGAACGAATTATTCATGCCGCAAAAAGCAGAGTATCACGCAAAAAGCCAACGAATGAAAATCAGTAAGGATTTAACATTAGCTGAAGTTAGCAAATCCAACACAGCAATTAAGCTAGGGATTGACAACGAACCAAAAGGTGAGCATCTAAACAACATGATACACACAGCAAACGCTATTTTTCAGCCAATGCGTAATCATTTTGGCAAGCCTATTTTTGTGAGTAGTGGTTACAGAAGCGCTGAATTAAACAAGGCAATACCGGGATCTTCCGCTACTTCACAACATTGCAAAGGCGAGGCGTTAGATTTGGATAATGATGCGGTTGAATATCCAACAAATAAGATGATTTTTGACTACATTAAAAACCATCTTGATTTTGATCAGTTGATTTGGGAGTTTGGAGACAATCAAAACCCTGCATGGGTTCATGTGTCTTACAATAAAGACAAGAACAGAAAGCAGGTTTTAAGAGCCTTAAAAGTAAACGGTAAGACAATCTATCAACCTTACACAGAAAAGCCATGAAAACGCTTGTAATTGCGTTAATATGCCTTTCTTTCGCTTCATGTTCAATTGAAAGCCGAACCAAAAGGAAAATTCGCAGAGCTGAACGTAAGATTGAAAAGCTGACAATTAAATATCCGCAACTGCTAAAGCATGACACAATACATGAAAAAATCGAAATTATTACACCTGCTGTCAAGTTGGATACAATTCATCGTCTTATATACGGTGATACTGTTTATTTGGACAAGGATAAGCTTAAAGTCAAGTATATTATACAGAATGATACGCTATTACTATCTGCGGAGTGCAAGAGCGATACGATTATTAAAGAAGTATCTATACCATTTCAACAAGTAGTAGTTAAAAAACGATCTATTATTGACAGGATTGGAAGCGGTTTTAAATCATTGATTTATTTATTGATACTTTTGTTTTTATGCTGGCTTGCTTTTAAAGCTATCATAAAATTCATTAAACCAATATGATCACAATAACAGGCACTTGCCCATCGAAATCAAACAGCTATCGAATCATTAAATTAGGTCAACGGTATTCGCTTGGAAAAGGTAAAGAATTAAAAGAGTTTGAGAAATCATTTGCTCAACAATTTCAAGCTGGTGAAATGATTGAATGCGAGTTTGGAATTAAGATAGATGTACATTATCCATCTCGAAGGGCTGATCTAGACAACAGCCTCAAGGTGATACTTGATTGCTTGCAGCGTTCCGGAGCAATCAAAAATGACAACAAGTGCGTTGAGATTATAGCGCATAGATTTGTAAGTGTAGAAAATCCAAGAATTGAATTTGAACTTTATAAGTATGAATAGACCGAGATTGACCGAAGGGCTGCATAGACTGATTAAAGGATTAAAATCTGACGATGAAAATAGAGTATTGGTCATTGGCGATATTCATGAGCCTTTTTGCATGGAAGGCTATCTTGAGTTTTGTGTTGAAATGGCTGAAAAATTCAACACGAATAAAACAATCCTAATTGGCGATGTGATTGATAATCACTACTCAAGTTACCACGAAACAGATGCGGATGGAATGTCAGGCGGCCAAGAACTTGATATCGCAATTAAAAAAATAGCTAATTGGCGTGATGCATTTCCAGTCGCAGATGTAATTATAGGCAATCACGACCGTTTAATAATGCGTAAAGCGCAAACATCCGCAATTCCAAGCAAGTGGATTAAGTCATACAAAGAAGTGTTAGAAGTTCCGAATTGGAATTTTGTTGAAAGAATTGTCATTGACAATGTGCAATACATACATGGTGAAGGTGGCACAGCAAAGACAAAATGTAAAGCTGATTTAATGTCAACTGTGCAAGGACACTTGCACACTCAGGCTTACACTGAATTTGTGGTTGGGCAGAACTATCGTATATTTGGATCTCAAGTCGGATGCGGAATTGACCATAAATCTTACGCTATGGCATATGCTAAGTATGGAAAAAAGCCAGCGATTGGTTGCATGGTAGTTCTTGACAACGGAAACACACCTATAAATCTATTAATGAATCTATGAAATACACGGTTGAAGAATGGAAGGAGATCACAAAAGACTATCTTCTAGAACAAAA